CTGAATCGTCATCGACTGGATTATATGCGTGCTGTTGGTTACTTGGCTGTACATTATCAGATTTACTACCTAATAAAATCAGTTTTCCGTCAAAATTTTGCAAAACAACTTTTGTTGTATATTTTTCAACGCCGTTTTTATCAGTATATTTTTCAGTGACTAATTTACCTTCAACATAAATCTGATTGCCTTTTTTTACATAATGTTCAATGACACGGCACAATGTTTCATTGAAGCACGTTATATTGTGCCATTCGGTACGTTCTTGTTTTTGTCCTTGTTTGTCTTTCCAAGATTCAGATGTTGCAAGTGAAAATGAAGCAATGGGCTTACCATTGCCTGTATTGCGAATTTCAGGGTCTTTTCCGACTCTACCGATTAGTGTTACTTTGTTTAATGATGACATATTATTCTCCTTATTTAAAAAGTGCGTCGTTCATTTTCATGTTGGCTTTTATTTCATCAACTGTTGGATTTGGATTTATTTTTATTTCCCTTGTAAAATTGTTGTTTTTTGCAACAATAGATTTTATAGGCTTCTCAAAATTAAACCCTCGATTGCGTAAAATCTGCATGCCTGCTTCAATTTTATTATTAAATTCAAAAAGCTGTTCTTTTAGCAATTCAATAAATTTCTCATCTCGATACGTGCGGACAAGTGCGTGCGGTAAATCAGGGTGATAACTAAACCAATCAACCCACTCGCAACCAGTGACAAGTAAATGCCCCTGTACCTGTGGTATATATTTAGGGTTTATTTTACCATCCATAAGCACAAATTCAATATGCTTGGACACTTGCGGACATTTTATTTCTGCAACACCTACAAGTTTATCGCCCTCAAATATACGAACATCAGGACTTGCACCATACTCAAGATTATCATCAGTAAAAAACCCACCACTTTTGCAATTAAGGTTTGTTAATAATTCGTAAGATAGCAAGGCTTCATTTTCGTAATCATGCCCCCATTCCATAGCACAAGAAGTAAAAATTTGCTCAATTGGGCGTTGCATATAAATCTCTGCAACACACTCATAAGCATATTCTGTGGCTTGTTCACTCAATCGCCCTGTTTTCGTGACAATTCTTGAAAACTGGCTTGCAGTTGGTATTCCTGCACGTGCATTATACCAATCTTCGGCGTTTTGCTCTATATCCCAAAATCTCATAATGTTTTACCTGCCTTTGACTGTAACATCGTTTTAACTTTGCTGTAATTTCTTAAAGATATTTCAAGGCTTGACGATACGCCACAAAACGCAAGTACCTTTTCCCTGTCTGATTGCGTAACGCTAATAAGCGTGTCAATCTCTTCTGCTTGCTCGATTGATACAGTTTGATTATTGTAAATCTCCGAATCTTCTGTTGCTTCTGTTATATCTAACGCATTGATAATATTTGTCCGCTTGCCAAAACTAGCGGTTGACCTCGATGCTTGCATCGGCGTTTTCAAAGCATTGCCTGTATCAAAAGGAGTGACAAATTCAAAATTTCTGCTATGCCCCCCTTTGTGAAACAGCTTGCTTGTGATAATCATTTTATCATTATATGGCTTTGTATCATGTGAAAAAGCAAATCCGTATTTTGACAAAATAGGATTTATAGATTCGTGCAAGTCTTCATATCGAGAGTATCGTGATGTTACCCTGCCCTCTTTATTTTTAATTTCTCCTTTTTTCGCAATAACTGGCAATTCTTGCCGCATAAGAATAAAATCACGATTAAAATCAAGCTCTGCTTGAATACCCATCATTTTTATTTGTACATCTAACAATCGTTCAAGTTTTAATACGTCTGTATCTTTGTCTTTCGCAAGATTTGCAATGACTGCAATCATGTCCCCTGCAACGCTTTGATTGTCTTCAATTTTAACTATATCATTGCCCATATCAATTCCACTCCTTGCAATCGCAATCATCGCAAACAAAATCTTCAAAATTATCGTCTTTATAATACTTTGATTTTTTGTGAATCTCTACAAATTCATCATCAGGATTAATAGGCTCAATATAATCAGGAACATCATCAGGATTATATTTTTGAGTAGGTAAACCCATATTAATATCATGTGCAATTGTCAAAGCGCGCACAAAATTAAATAAATTATTCATATTTTTTCTCCGTTTTACAAATTAATAAGCGATTGAGATATTGGCTATTTAGTAGTTCGCCTCGATCGACTATGTTTCGCGGACTGGTAACTACTTCCCCGTTTTGGCGGTGAGTGGTACGCGGCCAGGGGTAGCGATCGTCCTGGATAGCTTCGCGGTTAGCTTGCTCGATCTCATCTACCGTCTCGCCCCAGGCTTGGTGTACTGAGTCGATTAGTTCCGATAAATCAGTTAACTGAAGCATCGAACCAGCCCCAGACTTTTTCGCCGACGATATTTTGCACTCCGTATGTGGTGAGCAACTTGTCGGGAATTTGGTCGATCGGGTAGAACCGACCGTTTAATCCACTGATATTGGCTGGCACCATTTCGGGCACTCGTTCGGGCATCATCGGCGGGAAATCGACAGTCGGAGAGAGCGGATCGACCAGGCGGGTCACTCTGCCCTCGACCCACGTACAGGGCGTATCTGCTGGTTGCGAGCTAGCCAATTGCTTGGGTGGCTGCCTGTTGCAGTCGAGGAAGCTATGCACTTCGACCCGGCGCATGTTGGGCTGAGGATTGCCAGTTTCGGGATTGAGGGTGCTACCTCCAGTGGGGATATCGACATAAAAGGTGCCGTTTTCGAGTCCTGGGACTTGTCCGAGTACTGTGGTGGTCAAAACGCTAATACCTCCTCCTTGTCTAGTTCAAAGTCAATGGCGATCGCTAAATCTTCTTTCAGTTCGCGCTCTTGTTTATTGAGTCTGTGACAGCGTTCAGTCACGTCCCAACTGACGACATCGGCAGCATCCATACCCGCACGATCGGGCGAGTCAGAGCGTTTGAGCGCGTCCCACGATATAAAAATGCCTCTAACATTGGCAAGTGCATCGACATCTGACAAAGCACTCAAAATTCCGTCCAATTCGATAATTCGGTCGGGTAGGACTTTGAGGATTTGTTTGACTTTAATGATTTCGCCAGCGGTCAGAGACATATAGCTATTGGTAACTACACAGAATTATCGAATTTCGATCCGACCGATAAACCGGAAGAATTTCCAGCTTTGAGCGGGGGCAAATCGAGGAAGATTAGTCAATGCCACCGCCGTCGCAAATTTCCCAATTAGATAAGTCAGTCGTCGAAAAAATCGATAGTTGGCTGATTGAAAATGGCTTTTCTCGTTATGAAAAGTTGTCGGAATTTCTTGCGGAATTGGGCTACCAAATCTCACCATCTCAAATCTGTCGGCACGCCAAACCGATTAGAAAATCGCTATTAGATGCCCGTCAAAAGGCTCTCGATATGGCGCAAATGTCCGCGTTAATGGGTGCTGACGAACGCGGCAAATTAATCGAACTCGCTGCCGATATCGGTATCTCGCGCGGGATTGATGCTCTATCCGAGCTAGACCCAATCGAGCAATCTAAGGAGTTTGGCGAAATCGCTCGGAGTATTTCAAGTCTGGGGAAACTCAGCTTGGAACAGAAGAAATGGGATTTGATTAGCGCTGCCGAATTAGAACAGAAACTCAGACAAGTTGAGGATGAATTAGCCAAAGAAAAGCCCACTAGTCCTCAAGAAGTTATCGCCCGAATCAGACAGACCGTATTTGGATTTTCAGAGCTGCCATCTGCCACTCAAGTTATCGATATCAACCCCACCCCTTAATTTCCCTTGCTTCAATATCTTCTAATTTTTCAAATGGCTCTGGGGCAGTCTAACGACTTACAACCGGGCAGACTCGAATTAATCGCGTGCGATAGCGATAAGAACCGCTGCGAGCTAATCGACGTGTACGAGGCAACCAGCGGTTTACCTGGCCGGCAGGCTCCGAGCGATCGCAATGTGCGGGCTAAAGGGCCGATTCCCGACCAAGGATTTACACGCGATCGTCAACCGCTGTTTATCAGTACCAAACTCATCGATTTGCGCGGCGTGAAAGGCATCGAGGGCAATTTTTACCCGATTACCCCGACCACGATTCGCACGCCAGTACGGACGCGATCGCAATTTGGCTTACATGCCGATAAAAATGTGCCTGGTACGGCTGGCTGTATCGGGGTTACAGATGATGAGGACTGGGCAAAGTTACAGCTCAAACTCAAAGAAATCGGCGCGAGTGGAGTCGATAAAATCCCTCTAGTCGTTAGCTATCAAACTGTTATAAATCCCCGAATTTAACATGTCTTACATTCTATTTTTTATCATGAAGCTCGAAGATGATTCGAGCTTAAAAACCGGACGATTGGAGTTAATCGATACTACTGCCAATCGAGTGGTCGATCGCTATTTAGCTACTTCTGGCGCGCCTGGGTATCAAAATACCGACGACCAAACAGCTAAAGGTAAAGGCTGCATTCCTCGGACAGATCTAGCTCAAATTGGCTCGTATTTTGTCGCTACCAATCCGATCGATTTAACTGCCGTTCGTGGTGTCGAAGGTGCGTTTTACACGATTTCGCCAGGACGAGTAACGCTTAAATCCGGTCAGGTACGTGGCGATTTTGGCGTTCATTTTGACGCTAACGTCCCTGGCTCGGCTGGTTGCGTGGTGCTAACTACTAAAGTTGGCTGGGACGGATTCAAACAACAAATGGCAAGAATTGCTAAAGAGGGTATCAATCAAATTCCGCTATTTATCGGATATAGCTAATGAACTTGACACTTCGGTTTACAGTTGGTTTTTTGTTAGTTGCTTGCTATTTATTTGGATATCAATTCGTGGAATTATGTGTTAAATTCCAGCAGGTCAATCGAGCAGAATTAAATTTAATTTACGAACGTTTGGATTATTTGGAGAAACCTAGAAATGCGACTGAGTAACAATTGGATGTCGGCAATATTGGTTATGTATTTAGGCTTTTGTGTCGCGGTCTTTGTCAAAGATGGCGGCGATAAAGCCCTGGAAAAACTCGCGCCTTTAGTCACCTTATTTGTTAAATCCCCGATCGATTAATGTCAGTCACTCAATCACAAATTACTACAGAGCTTGCCAATCTCAATCTACAAGAAGCCTTTAAGGGCTTAAGCAGCAAGGATAAATTATTCCTCGCTATGATGTCTCTGATTGCTGGTAGCAGTGGCGGGGGCGGCGGTGGGGGCGGCGGTGGGGGCACGTCAATTACTCAGGCTGATGTCAAAGCGGCGATCGAATCGGCTACCAATCTCGACAGCCTCGAAACCCTATTGGGGAATTTGGGCACCTATACCGATGGTTTAGAATCGCTCAATACCGTCCTGAATACCTATGTCGATGGCCTGGAGAGCTTGGAGACGGCAATTCGCGATCGCTTGAATGCGGTTTCGTTTGCCACCGATGCGCTACAGACGGCGGGGAATAATAGTTTGAGTTCGATGGACACAAAGCTTACTGGATTAATCAATCGCACCCAAAACCCAGGGCGTGGCTACAGTAGCACCGCTATAAGTACCAGAGCGGCAAATACCACAGCTTATGCCGCTAACGACGTGTACGGCTCGATATTGAAGTTCCCAAATATCGGCCCCCCAGGCGGGATGATATATCTCAACAATATCCAATTTATTTTTGATATGGCAGCAGTGCCCGCGGGCTTTAATAGTTTTAGACTGTATTTCTATGATGCGCCGCCCCCTAGCAATGTTGCCGATAACGGAGCATTTAGCATTCCAGCAGTAGATCGCTTAAGCATCCTAAACCCTACGAGCGGAATTTTTCCGGCTCCCGTCCTTGCGATTGGTGGCGGATCTGTAGTCGCAGGAGTAACCGGAGCCGCTGGTATTAACCTAAGTCTCAAGCTCGCAAACAACAGCACCTCGCTATGGGCTTACTTAGTTACTGTAAATGCTTTCACGCCAGCCGCCCCATCTCAAACTTTTCGAGCTAAACTATTCGCCCTAGGACTCTGATAAAAATGGCAAAAATTGAATGGATCGAAACGCAGTTAATTAACGGTGAATCTGTGCAGGATGCAGTTTCGCGGCTTAACACGCCTGTCGAAATCAACAATCCCATTCCACAGCAACAGGTTAAAAAACCCATTGACTTGATCGCTCTAAGAGAGGGCATTCCCGACGCGGAGGCGTTCGCGGTATTAGAGACGCGGACTTGGGATCGAATATTGGAATCGATCGACAAGGGTAATTGGATATCGGTC